AAAAGGTAATGTAGTGTCAGCAATTAACCTACCAGTTACGACGGTATGTGGAGAATCATTTAATTACGATGTTGGTAGAAAGATCAAATCAGTAAAAGGTGAAACATTCCAATTAGAAGGAGATAGTTGTTTATGGTTCTACTTAAAGGATTTTAGAAGAGCAGATACTAGGGGTTTTGCAACAACCGAGACATCAACACCACAGTATAAAGTAGGTGATACAGTAAGATTGGTAAGTGAAAGACCGGTTTATTGGAATGCTAGTGGTTTAATGGATCATTTTTTAGGTAAAGAAGTAGTGATTAAGTCTCTTGACTCAGATGGATACAACTTTAAATTTGAAGGAAGTGAATCTTGGTCTTTTTCAACAACCGATATCGAATATTTAGTAAATAATAAAACAAATACAAATACAGTTATGACAAAGTACACAGTTACAAGAAAGCAATTAAGTGAAATACATCCACAAGTATGTAGTAAATGGCAGAGTATAATCGAAGAAACGATTAAATCGGATATATTTGCCGATAGTTATGAAGTTGCTCATCCTGCAGTATCTAAAGCATTTGAAGAAGCTGATTCAGCACAGGTTGAGATGCTAAGTAAATATTTCCCAACCTTTACACGTTCTTCAGCAATTAAGGAAGCTGTTAAAAAGATTGGTAAGGTAATTTATGCAGGTTATAAAGTAGTTATTGATGAAGAAAAAAGTAGAATATTCATACCATTACCAAATGCTAATAGAGAATGGTCATTAGCAGCATTCGACTACGTTATAGCATTTATAAAAGCATACCCACAATCATACCCAGTACATAATGTTGGTAAGGATGAAGCTCCATCAGGAGTATTAGGCGGTAATAGCTGTCTAGTAATCCGATTTGATATATAGGTTAGAGTAGGAAGGGAGACGGGTTTGAATATCTTCTCCCTTTCTTTCTATATTCAATCAAAGCCAACCAAGCATGAACTACAAGTATACAAGTAAAGAACAAGATGGTGAACTAACTCAAATACATACCTACAACCTAGACGGCATACAGGTAGTTGAACTAGACTATACCACGGCTGGAGAGATAGAAATGGAGCGAATCAAGACCGAGTATCATTCAACCAAGGAACGTAAACTCAAGAAGAAGCTAAAAGAGGACTACGAAGAATTAGTATCTAGGATGAATAAGGAATGGAACACCAAGACAAAGAAACCTATGGAGGTGTGGGAGAAGAGGTTAAAATAATTCTCCTTCACCTTATTACTACTACTAGTATAGACTAGGGAGATGAAAGGCTTATAACTAGACAGCTATAAAAATAAAGTTGTTTGTATGAAGAATAATTCATATATTTAGTACGAACAGTAAAACGATTTAACTATGAAAATTAGTGAGTATATAGATAGGATAGGGGATTGGTGTAATGATCATCCACTACTCATGGTAACTGTTGTAGTACTAATAATTGTAATCTCTAAAAAGTAGGTAGCGTATGTTAACAATACAATTAAATAAGGACCAGAAAATATTCTTTACCTCCGACACACACTACGGGCACAAAAATATATGTAGGGGTGTGAGTAATTGGACGGGAGGATTGGATAAGACTAGAGACTTTAGGACTATAGACCGAATGAATGCTACTATAATAAACGGTATCAATCAAACAGTAGGTCAAGATGATATCTTAGTACACTTAGGTGATTGGTCGTTTGGTGGCTTTGAATCTATTCAAGAATTCAGAGACAGGATAATATGTAAAAACATTTACCTTATACTAGGTAACCACGATCACCATATTGAAAACAATAGAGGTAACTGTCAGGATTTATTCAAAGGAGTATACCAATACACAAGACTGGAAGTAGTAAGGCCTGTAAACAATAGGATTGTAGAGAAGTTTAATTTTGTATTGAGCCACTTTCCAATCTGTAGCTGGCATGATATGAACAAAGGTACCTATCATTTATTTGGTCACGTTCATCTACCTCAGTATAAGAAAATAATGCCAGGCAAATCAATGGACGTAGGTATGGACGGTAATGATTTAATACCCTACGAACTAAGAGAGGTAGTATCGATACTAAAAGATAGGCCAAATAAGACATCAGTAATCCCACAAGATCACCACGAAACAGAAGTGAGATGAATAAAGTATTGTTTATAGTAAGAGAATAGACATGGTTCTAAAAATGTACACGACTGCCCAGAAGAGACTATTGAGAGAATGAGAGATAGATTTGAAATTTCTTTATAAATAAAGTTGCTTAGTCAAAATAAAATTCTTATCTTTAGTTTATAATAAAACAACAATGAAAAATATACATTTACTACCAACAGACAAACTAAGTAGGTTAGCTTATGTAGGAGCTAATGGATTATGTTTAGGAGAAAATTTTCCTAATACATCATATTGTAAACCTCAAAACATCTACATCACTTCTGATGAAGAGATTAAAGAAGGGGATTGGTTTATGACTAACTTAAATGAAATTCTTAAATGTACTAAAAAGGAAGACAAATTTGTTTGGTATGAAAGATTAACTGTTCCTGGAGTGTCTAAAATAGCTCAACCTTTTAGTATTCACATTAATCTTAAACCTAAAAAAATAATCCTAACAACAGACCAAGACTTAATTGAAGATGGCGTACAAGCTATTGATGATGATTTTTTAGAATGGTTTGTTAAGAATCCAAGTTGTGAGGAGGTTAAAATAGAATCTTGGCAAACTAAAGGAGAATGGGATTTAGATTACAAAATCATCATTCCAGTAGAAGAAACTAAACAACAAAGTATTGAAGATTTAATTGAAAGTACAGCAAAAACTTTTTCAGATGTCTATAAAGAAGAAAAAGAGAAACAAACTGCTTTTGTTGAGTTTAAACATGGAGCTTATTTTATGGCTAAAAGAGTGTATAGTGAGGAAGAAATGATTAGTTTTGCGGAATTTGTAGCAACATACCCCGATAAAAATAGAAATGTTTATGGTGAAATGCTGCACTCAAAATCAAAATACGATGGGGCTGAAAGAACGATTGATTTATTAGAACAATTTAAAAAGAAGTAAAACGAGAAATAAATACTATATGATACAATTTATATCCTCGATAATGATAGGGGTACCGCTATGGTTGATTGCTACTGAATTAAGAGATATAAGAAAGAAACTTAGATGAGTGGAGGGAAGGAGATAGTGTATAAAAAAAGTAGGAAGTAGAAAATATAGAAACGGGGAAAGAGAGGAGAGGTAAGGAAAAACACTAATAGGTAGGAATGGAGAGTGAAGATGTATAGAAAAAAAGGGGGAACGTTTATAAATAAAGAACCTGGTACCGAGGCTAGCCTGTCTCAGACGTCCAACTTCCTTAGGAAATTTAGAAAATATATACAGTTCCCCATACTATATTAGACAATTTCTACCCTTTACCTGCCTTTATTAGACAAAAGGAAAAAAGAGTTAAAACCCAAAAAAAGAGTTGGCGACTTGAAAATAAGCCCCTATATTTAGGTATATTAATTAATTAGGGAGGGAAATAAAATAAAAAAAATATTTTAAATTAATTAAAAAAAGAGTTGGAAAGTCGAAAAAGAGTTCATATATTTAGGTATAATCAAAAATAAACAATATGATGAAGGAAAATTTAAAAAATGCAATTTCAGTTTGGAGTTTAGAAAATGTAAAAGCCGGCCCGGATGTATTTGGGGAGGTTGTAATTGAGGAATTTGTAGAGGGTAATATTCCAGAAAATAAAGGAATAAAAGTCCCTAAAGGCTATTTTAATAATGGGATGGCGGATTCGTTAATTGCAATGAGGGAGGATTTAGAATTAGGGAAAATTAATTTAGATCAGGCGGTTGAGAGAACGATTGCGATTATAACCGACCCTGCTAATTATAGCGGGAAGTAAAAAAGAGTTGAAAAAAGAGTTAGGAGATTAGTTGCTAGTCTCCTTTCTTTTCCTTATCTTTATAAAAATAAAAAAACAGTTATGAAATTTCAAAGACATTACAAATCAGAGGATGGTACGAGTTCGATATGGCATTTCGATACCGAGCATTCGGAATACAATCCAATAATGGTAGAAGAGTTAGAAAGAGGTGAATTACCAGGTAGTACTATCCAGATTAGTACATTCGCTAACACTCATGAAAAAAGAGTTGTAGACAAAGAAAGAGTTGTAAGCCCTAAAAAGAGTTTACCTAAGACCAAACAAAAGTATCTCAATCCAAAAACGGGTAAGGAGGTTGGTTATGTGAGGGCTAAGAATCTAGGCCTGATCTAATTCTATTGCTAGCCCTTTCATAGCCTGGGGAGATTAAATGCTCCATGTGTAGGCTATACCTTTATACAAAAAAGAGTTTAGCTAAGGGAGATGAAAGGGTCTAGTAAAAAGAGTTTATTTCTAAAAAAGAGTTAGGCACCTTTAAAAAAAGAGTTAAAAAAGAGTTGGAGGTGCCTATTTATAATAGTACAAAAGAAGAACAGAGGTTAAGCCGGACAGGTGCCGTATAAGAAACTTTATAACCAAACCCTCACACTGTTGTTCTTGGAGTACAAAAAAGAGTTCAATCAAAATTATTCAAAGAGACTTAGTAGTAGGTCTCTATCGCTATGTTCGGAAGTCTCTATTACCTATAAAAGAGTTTAATACCTTTCTAAAAAAGAGTTGCTAGTCTGAATACTAGTTCATACATTTAGGTATAATCAAAAAAGAGTTATATGCGAGTAGAAGCTTCCCTAATCACTTCCCTTCAAAGAAAGGTTTCCAGGCAGATCGAATTGGAGACAGGTCAAAGAGTTTCCAGGCACAGAGTCCATAGGAATAAGAAGGCCTATGATAGGAGGAGGGATAGAAGAGTTTCTCTACCCTATTAAAAAAGAGTTGCTAGTCTGAAATAATTAATCTATATTTAGGTATAATCAAAAATAAAAAGTTATGCAAAATCAAAAAATTACCCAATTTGTAAATGAATTTTTCTTCGATGATAATTTCCCAGGAGATTATCCTAATAAGAAATCCTATATTAAGGAGAGTATTGAAGGTTTTGATGAGATATTGAGAGATGAATTTGAAATTGGATTTGAGGATTTAGATAAAGCTTCTCAGGAAACTTTTAAAAGCAATTTAAGAAAGGAATGGGAGATTTATTCCGAAGAATAATCAAAATAAAGTTGCTCGTTTGAATCCAATATACTATATTTAGGTATAATCAAAAAATAAAAAATATGCAAAGCAAAATTAAAGTAGGAGAAGAGTATGTTACGCTATGGGAAGATAAAGTTAGAGTAGTTAGAGAGGTTAAGTTTGAGGAAGGGCCTAGTACTTGTTCTAAAGCTATGGAGGGAATAGCTCCGGAATTAGATAAGCCAGAAACTTGGGAGTGGTTTGAAGTAGAAATTTTAGAGGAAAGTGCGCAAGAGGATTTAGGAGCTCTAGTATTTGTAAATTCTGCAGAGTTAGTTAAGTACTAGTAGAGGTTAAAAAAAGTTTAGGGAGTAGTTGTTTAATTGCTCCCTATTACTTATCTTTAGGTATAATCAAAAACAAATTAATATGATAACTTCATTTGAAACCAACCAAGTTCGATTACATCTAGCCAAAGAATATCCTTATGCCTGTCAATGCTTTGGAGAGGAATTTGTCAATCAAGAGACTATACCTTATCTAACAGTATCGAATTGGTTTCAGCGTTACTTCCCCTCTCCTACAGGCTATAATCTATTCAAACAATTAGAATATAGTTTAAAATAAAAGTTGGTAGTCTGAATACTAGTTCATATATTTAGGTCTAATCAAAAATAAAAAATATGTTTACAGCAATTAGCTATTTGGAGACAAAATTTGGAACAGTTAGATCTTCAGAAATTGAAAATGCTATAGAGGAGAATTTAGGAATTAATGGGAGAGATTTATTTTTAGCTCTAGAAAGTGAGGAGGAAGTAGATGAATTTATTTCAGATTTTATTTAAAAAAAAGTTGGTAGTCTAAAATTAAAAGCCTATATTTAGGTCTAATCAAAAATAAACAATATGACAAAAAAATTATTTGCTTTTATCGATGTTAGCGAAATTGAAGCTTATGCTAAAATGGGATTTGGAATTGAGAAAGATAGTGCAGACGATTATGTTGCTGAAATGGATTTATCGGCCTATGATAATTTAGCTGTCTATGCTGCATTAGAAGATTGTCTACTGCATAATGATGTTAGGCTTTCAGTGCATTTAGAGTATGATGGAATGTTGATGTCAGATGAAGAGGCTTTAAATTTTATGGATGAAGTTGCTTCAAAAGCTCCTCTAGCAATTTAATTTAAAAAAAAGTTTAGGGAGTAGTTGGAATATTGCTCCCTATTTCTTATCTTTAGGTATAATCAAAAAATAACAAATATGAACAAGATTAATTTCGCAAATCAAATCCAAGTAGCATTATTCAAAAATGAATTATCAGGTCAAATCTCAGATGGTATGTGGGAGAATATTAGACCATTTGATCATTACAAGGTATGGTGTAGGGCAGGAGTAGGAGTAGATACTTCAAATGTAGGTGTTAACTTTCATGCTATGAAAAATAATTACAATTTTACTTCCCAGGATTTATTATCGATAATAGGGGATAGGATGTTGAATATTGCTAATATGACTGAGAATGGTATTAGTTTAGGAGATTCAAGAGACTTTAATGATTTTGGATACAAATGGGCTTCTGAATTAGAAGGAGAATATTGGAAAGAAAAATGTGCTAGGTTTATTGAGGTATTTGGTTCAGAGGAGGGTTATAAAACTGCTTGTAAAGGTTCATATGATATGAAGAAGTTGAAAAAGGAATTAGGTGAAATGAAAGCAATTATTAAAACTTTTGCAAAATAAAGTTGGTAGTCTGAATCCAATATCCTATATTTAGGTATAATCAAAAAATAATAAAACATGGCAATTAAAATTATTTGTTGCACAGAAACTATTGATAACAGGGGTAGAACTGAGTCTTCTATGAGAGGAGATATCATATTTAGTGTTCTTAATAACGTAGAGGATTGGACTGATGATATGATGTTTGAAGGAGAGGATGGTAGAATGTATTTCATTGATGAACTTGCCGGTAAGGAAGTTGATGTACCAGAAATTGGCATATTTATAGTACCTGAAGACCCAGAAAAATAAAGTTGCCTAATCGAAATAAAGTAGCTATATTTAGGTATAATCAAAAATTAAATAATATGTCAAAAGTAACAGTTACGTCTGAATTAAGAAAGGTTTTAAAAAGTTTAAATTTAGGAACAGGTAGGTATGTATTCTCAGATAGCCGTAAACCAAAAGGTCAAAAAGCTGTCGGAGTTAAATTTTGTGGATTACAGGTTACTGATTCGCAAAAAGCAGCTGTGGTTACTGAAATGGAAAAAAGAGGTTTTAAATTCCATTATGCTAGGCTTAATACTGGAAGAGTGGGATATTACGGAGGCTATTACCAAGGTACAAGGTTTTGCTTTAGCAAAATAAATTAAAAAAAGTTTACAAAATAGTTGGCCCTTCGGGGCCTTTTACTTATCTTTAGGTACAATCAAAAATTAAAACATATGCTATTAAAGTGCACAAAAAATTTAGTATTAGACAGTCAGGTAATTATCATGAAACATGATGTTATTAAAATTTTAGGTTCTGATGTTATAAAAGATAGTAGATGGGACAAAGAAGTTGCTTGGTATGATTGTGAAGTTGAAGTAAGTAGTATGTGTGAAGAGATGGAATTTAGTATGGATATTTTCCAATTAGCAGAGCATTTTGAATACCTAGAAATAAGAAGTAAGCATACTACTTGGAAAGATTTTTAAAATAAAGTTGCTAGTCTGAAATAAAGTTCGTACATTTAGGTATAATCAAAAATAAAAGATATGATAACATCAAATTGTTGCGGAGCGGTAGCAGAGGTTACTTCAGAAGACATAGGTATATGTCCTGAATGTTATGAACATTGTGTATTTGAAAGTGATGAAGAGTAGAAAATTATTTTAAAATAAAGTTGCTAGTCTGAAACATTTAACCTATATTTAGGTATAATCAAAAAATTACAACATGACTTACACACAAAAGTATTACGCTACTAAAAAAGCAAAAGATCTAGGATTAACTCTTGAAGAGTACCTAGTAAGAAAATCAGGCCAGGTTATGGAGCCTAAAGTACCTCAAGTCATAGACTTCGGTAAGGTAGTAAAGTTGGATCATATTAATATAAACTCCAACATGTTAAAAATAAATAAAACAGGGTTGGTATTGGATACTATCTTCTCATACGAGGGAGGTGTTCCAGTAGGAACTAATATAATGGCTACAGGAGATCCAGGGGTTGGTAAAACGACTGTATTGCTACATACCTTGGCTAGTTTACAGTTAAAGAATCCTAAATTAAAATGTTTGTTTGTTTGTGCTGAGATGTCAAAGATTCAAATGTTTAAGTATACTCAAAGGTTTCCAATTTTTGGTAACTTGGAGACTATCTTTACTTCTGATTTCATGAATTATAACTCTAAGGAAGTTATAGAGCAGTTGTTTAAAAAGGGATATGACTATATCCTAATCGATAGTATAGTTGAGGTATTAGAATCGGTTAAAGAGGATGCTAGTATGTCTCAGAGCCAGGCAGAGAAGTGGTTGGTTGATTTATGCGTTGAGCATAATGAAGCTAATAATGAATTAGGAAAGTATACTTCATTCCTATTAATCCAACAAGTAACTAAAGCAGGAGTGTTTGTAGGTTCAAATAAGATTAAGCATATCACAGATGCGCATATGGAATTAAAGAGGGAAGGGGAGAGAGAGGGAGGAGGAACTTATATTATGTTCTCAAAAAATAGAAACGGTCAAGCAGGTATTAAATTTACTTACCAACTAAATAATCAGGATATTCATTATGGAACTTTGGTTGAGGAGAAGGAGGAAGAGGTGGATGGTGAATATTCTTTAAACTCGTAATTTTTGATTGTAAAAACGGCCTGCCCTGTTTCTACGGGGTGGCCTCTTTTTTAAAATTAGTTAAAATAAAGTTGTTAGTACGAATAGTAGTTCATATATTTAGGTATAATCAATAAAAATAAAAAATATGCAATTTAGAGTAGGTCAAAAAGTAAGAGTATTAGATGCACGTCAATCGATACTAAAGAAAGGTGATGTAGGATTTATTACCGAGGCAGGTGAGGATAGTTCTTATCGAGTTCAGGTAGAGGGTAAGGATAATTATGCTAATTGGATATATGAGGATGATATGGAGTTAGCAGAGATGACAGGAGAGGATATGCAAGAGTATCTAAAGGCTAATCATATGGAAGAACAGATGCTGCGTCAGTTGATGATGACGATGCCGATGGAGGATGTGAGTTATTGGTATGCTGAAAGAATACTATTAGGAGAGACAGGTAGTGAAATTAATTAACAATCAATAAAAATAAAAATCATATGTCAAGAAGGAAACAAAATTCAAAAGTAGAACTATTACAGGAGTTAAGAGAGCAATTAGAAACCCTAAGAGAGAATGCTAGCATTGATGCTGCTACGGTTGGCTTTAGCTCGGTCGAGGAATCAGACTTTGTAGCTATGATCGAAAAGCCATTTGATGGCCTATTGAATAACTTGGATACATTCCTAGCCAATGTAGAGAATGAAGTGTATGAGGAAGAGGATAACTTCGATGTAGAAGAAGAATATTAAACCTTTAAAACATTAAACTGCTATGTCAGATCAAAACAAATCTTCGACCCTAGCCCTACTTGATGGTATAGTTGAGACCTTGAAGTTCTTAATCATAACCCTAGTTGTATACTTTATCATAGGAGCTGGATGGAATGGTATATACGATTGTTACGCTAGGCTACAGGGTAGGAAGCCAGATAGCCAGACAGGGGAGAGAATAGGAAAGAGAGCGTTTGGCCTGTTTTGTATAGGACTTATCATCCAAGTAATTATCCTCTGTAATTTACAGGGAGACATCGATTCTGTAATATTATTCTTCTTAGGGCTAGATGGTATATTCTTATTAGTATCCCTGATAGGTTTTATCTACTTCTGGGCTACTCTAAATCATAAAGATTAAAAAAAAATAAAGTTGGTCGATTGAATCAGAGTCCTTATATTAAAATAGTAAATAAAAACAAGCAGTATGAATTTAACAGAAATCACAAAGGTAGCTAAGTTTCAGCAAAAGAGACGTAGAGGAGATCTAACCAAGCTAGCCACAGAGAGTGGGTACTCAGTATCTCACGTTAGCAATGTAATGAATGGCAGAAGATTCAATTCTTCAATCACCTCAGCCGCTTACCGAATGGCGAACCGTAGATTAACCAACGCCCAATTGGTATCTCGCCTTAAAACAGAAGTAGCTGTATTATCAGCTTAATTGTCCTAACCCTATCTTATGACAACACCACTAAGTCCCCTTTCTAGGGGATTTTTTTTTGTGTTAAAGTTGCTCGTTTGAATAATAGTACCTATATTTAGGTATAATCAAAAATAAAAGATATGGCTAATAATCATCATTTGGAAGTTAAAAAGTGTCAATGTCATAGCTGCGGTAAAGAGTCTCGCAGAAAGTACAATTTTACATTAAAGAAATGGGCTAGAGAGTTTAAATGTAAATGCGGTAGTAAAAGTTTTAGGTGGTATAATTGGTAAAATAAAGTTGGTAGTATGAAATAAAGTAGCTATATTTAGGTATAATCAAAAATAAAAGATATGACAACAAAAGTAAGCATAATAGTTCTTAGCCATTTAGAAGATATGGAAATAGAACTTACAACTAATCCGGAAATGGCTTCTAAAAGATTGAGACTTGTTAGAATGTTAATCTCAGAATGTCCAGATACTACAGTTAGGATTTCAGATGAGAGATTAGATGAACTTTGGAATGGATTAAAATTAGGAGAGTTTTAAAATAAAGTTGGTAGTCTGAAATAAAGTAACTATATTTAGGTATAATCAAAAAATAAAAAATATGTCATTATTATCAAGTGCAAAAGAAAATTTAGTAGGTAATGCAATTCAACTATGGTCTGATAGACGCTACGATATTACATTAAATGAATACCAGGATCATTTTAAAGGTATGGGGGATTTGATAGCTGTGATTGACAGTTATGAGAGTTTAGGTATTTTAATTTCCGATATGGAAAAAGGTAAGTTTGAAGTATTAGGTTATTTTAAAGGTGAGGAAGATACTATGCAAGAATTTATGGAATCTTTAGAGAAATAAAGTTGCTCGTCTGAATCCAATATCCTATCTTTAGATAAATCAAAAATAAAAAAGTTATGAAACGTCAAATCACAACACTGGTCTTAAAAGCAAAACGCAATATCGTCGGTAAGAAGAAAAGAGGTACTCCAGTCCCTACTCCTAGTAGAAGAACGGTTGGAGGCTATGTTACTGCATCATTCTATGAGTGGGCTACTGAATTAAATGTGAGTACAAAATTTAGTAAAGATAGAGCAGTATTTTTAGGATAAAAAGTTGGTAGTCTGAAATAAGGTTCATATATTTAGGTATATTAAAAAACAAACAAAAATTAAAAGTTATGAAAAAAGTATTAGCAGTATTAGCAGTAGTAGTTTTAGGTCTTACAAGTTGCAGAAGTACAAATTGTCCTTCACATAGCAAAACCTGGTTCTATCATAATAGAATGTAGGTTATAAAATAGTCAGGTGGCGGAATTGGTTAGACGCACCGAGTGAGCGGCGGAGGTAATAGTCAATAACTCCTAACAGGTTCGAATCCTGTCCTGACTACATATCGTTATACAGGGTATAAAGCCTAAGCCTAGTCAATAATCGGCCGATAAAACTAGGTGAGTCTCTGGAATAATTAAGGCGGTTAGACTATACCCTGTATGACTAAATTAAAATAAAGTTGCTCGTATGAATACTTTATCGTATCTTTAGTTAAATAATAAAAACAATACAGACATTATGCAAAAATTAGTAACATTAACACCAGAGCAAATCAAAGAAAGAGCACCACAGGTCTACACCACAAAGCCTTATGATCAGGTATCAGAGAAGTATGTCTTCTTACCCACTCATCAAATCGTAGATGATATGGCAAAGCTTGGATGGCAGGTATCGGATGCTAAGACGATGAAGACTAAGAACCAGATTCAAAAGAAGTTCGGTAAACATATGGTAGTATTCTATCATCCAGATATCTTTATCAAAGATGATCAAGGTGAGATTGAGGCCTATCCTCAGATCTTGATTCAGAACAATGCAAGAGGTTGGGGTAAGTTAAAGTTCTCTGTTGGTATCTTTCGTATGATCTGTTCAAATGGATTGATTGTAAAGAGTAAGGACTTAGGTGAATTCAGCTTACGTCACTTTGGATATACCTTCGAAGATCTTCAGAAGCTGGTACAGAGTGTTGTAGAGAGCTTACCTAAGATGGTAGAGAAGATTAATGTATTCTCTCAGACTATGATGACACCAGATGAGCAAAGATCATTCGCTTATAAAGCCATCCAAGCTAGATTTGGCGAAGAAAGATTAGTAGATGATTATGAAATCAATCAGGTCTTAACCTCTACTAGAGCTGAGGATGATGGATCGAGTATCTGGGTTACTTTAAATCGTGTACAGGAGCGTTTAGTGAGAGGCGGATTTACGATGATAGGAGCAGACAAGAAGGAGAGGAGGGTTCGAAAGATTGTAAATATCCAAGCCGATGTAGCTTTAAATGAAAAGTTATTTGAATTAGCTGAAGAATATTGTTAGAAAGTAGTACTTTATAGCTATTTATATTATATAGAATAGCTGGTACCTGTTCGAATGCTAAAACTTATTAGCCTCTTTTTCATTGTAGAGATGTACCAGATCTTTACAGTAATCAGAGGCTTTTTTTATGATAGGAATATACAAAATTATGAACCCTAAGGGTAGGGTCTATATCGGTCAGAGTACAGATATACAAGGAAGGTGGCGTCATTATAAAAAGTGTGGGTGCAAGGGACAGCCTAAGTTACATGCATCTTTTCTTAAGTACGCAGTAGATAGTCACACGTTCGAAGTTTTAGAGGAATGTTCTCTAGAAGAGCTTAATGAGAGGGAGAGGTTTTGGCAGGAGCATTTTAAGGTATTAGATGAGGGGTTGAATTTAAGGTATACTCCTTTGCATTTTAGGGCGGGTAGGTTAAGCGAAGAGACTAAAGCTAAGATATCTAAGACCTTGACAGGTAGAAAGATACCTAGGGAGGTTGTTGAAAAGTGGATGGAGGGTAAGGTGCCTTACGAAAGGACTGAAGAGATAAGAAAGAAATGTAGTCTATCTAAGAAAGGTAAACCGTTATCAGAAGCGCATAAGCAAGCATTAAGAGACGCTAAGAGGAAGAAGGCTTAATACTCTTTCTTTGTCTAAAATAATTTAACATAAAGTTGTTAGTCTGGATAGTATATCTTATCTTTAGGTATAATCAAAAAATAACAAATATGATAGTAAGCTTAAAAACACAGGTCTTCAATTGGCTAGATGCTCATGGATTATCTCTTGATGAAGCTGATGATTTCGACTACGTAGAATCTTTGATATATAATTTCGAAGAGTACCCAGGTGAGGAATTAGAAGAAGAAGAGGTTATAGAATGTATCTTAGACTATCAGGCGTATCGTAGAAATAAATAAAATAAAGTTGCTCGTCTCAATCATTTACCCTATATTTAGTTATAATTAAAAAAAAATAAAAAAATGAAAAAAATTTACACTGTTATTCCATTCTTTTCTGACGATGTTGAAATCTTTCGCGACGATGTTAAAAGTTTTACAACCTACGATAAAGCTCTTGACTATGCTAGACTTTACTGTTCAGGAAAAACTTACACAATTATAGAAAATGAATTAGTGTAATAAATAAAGTTGCTCGTCTCAATCATTTAACTTATCTTTAGGTACAATCAAAAAATAAAAAATATGACAGTAGTAATCATTTTAATCATCATCTTTATCGTTAGTATTAATAAAAATAATATTAAATAAAAGTTGGTAGTTTAAATCATTTAACTTATCTTTAGGTATAATCAAAAAATAAAAAATATGTCTACAATCACAAAACTTACTCCTACCTCTACATTCAATCCAGCTACAGGTAGAACTTTTATTATCGAATTATGTAATGGAGAGAGGTTTAGAACTGATTCAGAAGAGCTATTAGATAAGTACTGCTATGATGAGACTAAGCCTGCAGGTGAAGGATTTGATGAAGAGAAGGCTCGTGAATTAGTAGGGAATAATTTCCAGACTTTATTAAATAAAAGTTGGTAGTATGAAACAAAGTAACTATATTTAGGTATATTAATAAACAATCAAAAAATAACAAATCATGAAACAATTAGTAGTCATTACAGTATTAATCGTTATCGCTTTATCAAGCTGCTCTCCTAGAATAGGCACTCGTGCTTATACTTTCTTTCCTCCAGGACATTCTTGCTTGAGGCATTAAAAAAAAGTTACCAAATAAAGTTGTTAGTCTGGATAGTATATCTTATATTTAGGTATAATCAAAAAATAACAAATTATGAAACAATTAAAGTCAATCAAATTCACAAGTATTATTCCAGAGGAAACTTATTTAGTTAGTATAGAAGAATATGAAAGATATGGAGGAGAGGGTCCTGATTTATTTGAAGCAACAGGTAAGCAAGTAATCAAAAAGATTGAAGATACTTTCGATTTTAGAAGTTGGATGGATACAGAAGTAGAGGAAACAGGAAAAGAGCCTAAAAATCCTACAAAATCTTTCTTGAAATGGGCGATGGATATGAATGGAGATGGTGAAGATTATATTCAGATTTTTAAAATTTAAAGTTGGTAGTATGAAACAAAGTAACTATATTTAGGTATAATCAAAAAATAAAAAACGTTATGAACAAACAACAAACAATCGAGTTATTAGAAAGCCAATTACCGAGCTTCTACAGTCAAGAACAAGTAATCAGTATCATTAAAGGTATCCAGGAGGAAGAGAAAGGATTAGATAAAGATCAGGTTGATTTATTAATCAAGGTAGTGAGTGATAGAGTAAGTAGTGTTATAGAGGATGCTAGTACAGATGATGTGGTTGATTTAAGTAGTGCTCAATTTGAGATTAGCTACGATAACAAATTAGAATTAGATAGTGTAGATTTAGATTTAGGAGGTATATGTGATAAGGTTAGAGATGCTATTGAAAATTCTATAACAGATTACCTAGGAGGCCAATAATTAAAGTTGGCCCTTAGGGGCCTTCTTCTTATCTTTAGATAAATCAATTAAAAATAAACATTATGAATAAGAAATTAAAAGTAGGTGATAAAGTAATGATTAGTGTGTCGTCAGAGTACTATGGTATTAGTAAGTATAATCCAAAAGATGTTGAAGGTGTGATAGCTCGTATTGAAGGAGAGGATGGTAGTTTACCTTACTATGTTGATTGGAGTAATGGAGGTGCTAATAGCTATGAAGCATCAGACTTAATCAAGGTAGAAGAGGTAAAGGAGAAGGAGAAGAGTATCCATGCTATCTTAGTAGAAAGAAGTACACTGGAAGTAGGTGACATAGTAAAGGTTACTCATAAGGTACCTAGTTATGAGTTAGGTTGGGATAATAGGTGGTCTAAGGATATGGATAATGCTATAGGTGAGGAGTGTGTTGTTACTGAAGTACCAGATAATGCTGGTGTTCAATTAGATGGAAAGGGTAATGACTATTACTATCCACTCCAATCAGTACGACTAGTACATAAAGGACCTAAACCAATTCACGTACATATCTCCGATGATTATATAGCAGAGGTGACTGAGAAGGGTATCAAGATAAATGACCAAGTGGTTACCTTTGAGGACTTCGATGAACTAGCAGAGGCAGTAGCCAAGATGAGAGGTAAATAAAGTTGGTAGTATGAATCCAATATCCTATATTTAGGTACAATCAAAAACAAATACTATGTCAGTTTACAAAGAAGCAGTACATGCAATCAATCTAATTAAAAAGAATACAAAGCGTATCTATCCTGATGCTTGTGATGAAGGTACGCCAGTACGTAAAGGAGATGAGGTATGGAATTGGGCTAAGCAGTTAGTAGAGTGGTATGGTGTAGAAGGTAGTCGTAAGGTAGTAAAGTATAGTACAGGTACTACTGTATCAAATAGAGTGAGGTATATGCCTAATGAACACGGCAGTAGTGTATACAAGACTGTTACCTTAACCTATGTTACAACTCGCCATGATAAGGATATAGATGGTTATATAATCCTAGAGGAGGTGAAGTAACTAATCAAGTAATCAATCCAGGGTAAACTAAACTAATAAAAAATGATAAAGATACTAAGACTACTAGTAATGACTCTAGTAATGTGGTTACTATCGAGTATAATAGGAGGTAGCTTCAATCCTCTGGAGTGGCACTGGGTGTGGAGGGGTATAGCCGTACTATGGTATCTAGCCGTATGGAGAGAGGTATACAGAGACTAGTTCACGAACTCTTTTCTCGACCGGGGGGAAAAAGTGACCCAAGTCCTACCACGACTGCCGGCAGTATGACACCACTATTCCACCAACATGGTTATAGCCCATATACAGTGTTAGGTAGGATAGGTTGGCTTAATGGAAGTTAGCCAAGCTGTTCAAATCTCGACCTCATACAAAATATATCTTCATATCTTTTTCCAAACAGACAAAAAAATTTAAAAAACATAAAACCCAAGTTTCAATGCAGACAAAAATTTCATCCCCAACGCAAAATATATATCCCTATCAAGGTAAAACAGTAGTCGTATCTAGTCTAGATAGATTTCGATATATAATACAAGGTTGTATACCCACACCCCTTAAAATAGTTCCATCAAGGATTAGAGGTAGGTTCTCCTTCAGATTAACTCCCCAGGAACTAAAATCCCTCCAAGATACGTTACAGGGACTACAGATACCCCCTCGCAATGTTTTACGATGCTATTAAAAAAAACCTAATTCAAATGAAAAGACTAACCCCCGAACAGGCACAGTATCATGTCTACCTACCCCCCTCCTCAAACCAGTTATGTCAGAGGGCGATTGGTTTTACTCTCACTCCTCTAGGTGATGGATGGGAGCAGGTCAATTACTACGGTGACGCAATCTTTGACCCATCAGGTGGTATCCGTAAACCAGAATGGGTTTATATCCTAGTCAATAAAGATATACCAGGTGTATGTAAAATTGGCATGACCACGACCTCGGTCGAGCAACGGACTCGCGAGATTAATTCCGTAACCGGTGTCATCTCTCCATGGTTTCCAGTCTTTAGATATAAATGCGTCAATGCTCGTTACCTAGAACAGGACGTTCATCAATATCTACAGGAGAGAGGTTATAGGGTATCGACAAGGAGAGAGGGATTTTATATCGATTCTAAGTCCGCGGCTGATATCATTGAAGTGTTAGGACAGGACTATCAAACCTATAGCCAGACAATGGATAGCCCTTCATCTCCCTAGTCTATCTCAAATCATAACAAAGGTATAAGGCTTTTAAAAAAAGGGCTAGAATCCAAGATAACCTTTCTTCTTTAATTTATTTCTAGAGGGAGGGTTTTATTGTGTCTAGTACTATTTATAACTATATAGATATATATAAGAGTATGGTTACCGAATATCTTCCTTACGATGATGCTGATTTTGAATTTCTTTCTCAAGTTGATCCTGGGATGATAGATACGGTGTTTGAAATCCTGGATATAGCTGTGATGGGAGTGTGGGAGGCTATGGAATCTGATCCTGAGGAGTTTTTAAATAAGTTAGATCCAAAACAGGCTACAAGCATGCAGACCTACTTCAAAAAATTATTAAATCTGTATACCCAGTATGAATACTATGAAGAATCTATAGAGATTGTACTAATACTAGACCAGCTAGAAAAAAAGCTAGTGAACTAGTTGGAAATATGAAGAAAAAACATTAGCTTTTTGCTAAATCAATAACTATTAAAAAATAGCAAGATAGTAAGAAAGAGAGAATAAAAAAATAGAAATAAAATGTTACAAATATATACGCTAGAAGGTTGTAGTCGATGTAATGCTCTAGTAAAAGAACTAAATGGTCAAGGTATTAGTTATAAGAATATCGATGCCGATATTAATGCAGAATTAGCAGATAAGGTAGAAAGATTACTATCAACTACTCTATATCCTATCATACACATTAAAAAATTAACAAAAAGTATTTACCTAACAGGTGAAGATTGTCAACATACTGCTTTTAGCGATACTGTTATGACTTATGATTCAATACCTCACGCCGTTATATTAATAAAACAAAACTTATGAGAAATAAACAAGTAGTTACTAGTAAACTAGAGACCGTAGTAAATCGTTTAACTAGTCTAGATTCTAGTATGTCGATCGGTAAACCGATTAGAGACCTAAAGTTAGAGATTGAGGATATCAAAGAAAAGTTAGCCGATATACAAACTTTAGTAAATAATGAGAGCGATAGTTGGAATTAAGCTAATAAGTCCGTATATTGGTTATTAAATATATAACAATATGCAATTAACAGCTGAACAGATTCAAGAAAATTACCAAATCTTCTTGACCAACATCGAGACCTATATTGAGTCTCCGCGTAAAGAAGCTTTACTTACCTATTATAAGTCTATTGAAGATCATCTAGTACTAGCACCTGCTTCTATTAGAGAGACCTATCATAACTGTCTCCCTGGAGGCTATGTAGACCATATCAATAGAGTAGTTAAGGCTTCTTTGCAATTGAGTGAACTCTGGAGTCAACACACACCGCTAACCTTTACGCAAGAGGAATTAATCTTCGCTGCTATCAATCATGACCTAGGTAAATTAGGTCTTGGAGATAAGTCTGGAGTATTCCCTAATGACAATGATTGGCAGGTAAAGAATCAAGGAGTCATGTATAAAATTAATACCGCTCTAACTTTCTCTACTGTACCAGATCGTACTTTATTCATCTTACAGAGTATAGGTGTACCAGTTACTGAGAATGAATATCTGGGTATTAAATTACATGATGGTTTATATGATGAATCTAATAAACCTTATTTAATGTCTTACCAGAACGAAGCTAGATTAAGAACCTCTTTACCTTTAATTTTACATCAAGCCGATTTATTATCAGCTAGAGTAGAATGGGAGAGGGTGTGGATGGAGAGATTAACTAGCGGTATTACTCCTTCAAAACCTAAACCCAAAAGTTTTACCTCAGTAGATGCTAGAAAAGAAGCAGTATCGAAGATAGGTAAAGCTAATCCAGGTTTGGCTAACATACTAAAAAACTTATAATATATGATAATAGCAAGCGTCATGTTATGGATCGTTACAATCTTAGGATATGTAATCTATAACCTTTACAGTAAGAATACTAAGTTAGAGAAAATGGTGGTTGAGAGGGATCAGATATTATCCGATCTTTCTAATACTATCACAGAATCAGATAGAGTATTAAAAGAGATAGATAAACTAGGTGCTTTTAAGAGTGATGATGAGATAGGAATCTTTTTCACAACCGTTAAAGATATCCAAGCAGCCTTAAATCAATTCACTACCAATAAGACAAACTAACCGAATGGATATATTCACACCCGAGATCGAAATCACACTCACACAACAAGGCACGGTTAGAAAGAGGAAGCCTAAACAAGCTAATATCTATTTTACCCAAGAGACTGAAGATGCAATCGTAAGATATACTACGAGTGAAGATGATATAGAGAGGAATGAAATCTTTAATACGCATATCAATTATGCCTTTCATAAATTAGCAGAGAATATCATACACACCTTTAAATTTTATTATTCAGAGGTGGAGACGATAGAGGAGTTAAAGCACGAAGTGGTATGCGTACTATTAGAGAAGTTAAAGTTATATAAACAAGAAAAAGGTAAAGCTTACTCATACTTTGGTACAATTGTAAAGAGGTACTTAATTGTTTACAATAACAATAACTATAAGAAACTCAAGAATAAAGCTACCTTAGATGAAGTAGATACAGATCAGACTATTGTTGGAGGATTGGTAGATGAAGTGGATTATGAATTAGGTAGAGTTAATTTCATAGATGTTTATGTAGACTACATTGACGATAAATTATTTACGTTATTTCCTAAAGAAAAAGAGGCTAGAGTAGCAGATGCTATACTAGAATTATTTAAAAAGAGAGAGAATCTAGATATCTTATCCAAGAAAGCTTTATACATTTATATCCGAGAAATTACAGAAACTAGTACCCCAACCATTACGAAAGTCATTAAAAAACTTAAAACACTCTACAAGAAACTCCATAACAAGTATCTAGAACAAGGACACCCTTCGTAATTTTTATAGAAAAGATCTATTTATTAGTAAAGAACAGTGTATGGATTTCGAACAAGAGTTATTTAAAGGTAAGAGTTTTTCATCTCTACTCAAAGATATTTACGATAATAGCAGAAGCAAAGAAAAGCAACTCAAGGATCTAGTCGGCCAGTTAAAAGACATGGTCACTGAACCTGGAGATGCTACTTTAATTGTACCTTTATTACAAGGGTATATGGAGGTAGCTGTTAAGAATGATGAAGCTTTGATTAAGATGGCAGGCATAGTTCAAAAGGCTATGTCGGTGGCAGCGAAAGCAGAAGGCGATACAGAATTACTATCCGAAAAAGATAAGGAATTATTGTTCGCTGAAATTAAAAAGATAGATATACCTGAAGTAACTAAAAAACTAACTGCTTAATACATATGGCATCTAACCTACTTGGAGTAAATTACAGCCTATATAACCAAAATCCTACACAGGGTCTAGGACAGGGCACCATCATAGCTAGGGTCAATAGAATTATTCTAGGTCCTAGGGATTCAAGAGGTAATGTAGATACGTATTTTAAAAATAACGGTGAATGGGCTAGTGTAGGAGGTATCTTATATACAATACTTTATACAGATCTTTCAGTAGAAACTCTAGATAGTATTCGACCTCTAGCACTCCCTATAAGTACGGCGATTAAAAAATACCCTGTAGAAGGAGAGATTGTAGAATTAATCGCCGGTCCATCGCCTAACTTAAATGATGATGCTTCAAGTAAGCAGTACTATTATAGAGAACCGTATAACCTATGGGGATCGACACATCATAATGCTTTCCCAGACTTAGTTCAATACGGTAATTTTACACAAGCTCAACAAACAGGCTATGCTGCGACAGAGGCAGGTGCG